AAATCTAGGAAACTAAAGGAAGAACGGAAAGACCTAACTGCGTTACTTATTGCAAAACAAAAACATATTTCAGATGAAGTAGATGTAGCAATAGAACAAAAGGTAAGAAATCAAACCAAAGCAGTACAAGATATAAAGAATCGAATTAAGATAAATAAGGAAACTCTAAGTACTCCCTTAAATGAACTGGTGGATGAGTCCATAGAATTAATAAAGAATAAACAATATAAGAAAGCCTTGAAAATGCTTACTCCCATCAGTAAAGCATTTAAAGAAAGGGAAGAACTTCAAAGCTTATATGAAGAATCCGTAGAGAGATTAGATGAACTAGAATTTAACTGCAGTAAGTATAAGACTCTAGTTAAAGAATGTTCCGATATTGCTTCAGATTTGGCAGATATAGACCAGGAAATAAAAGACCTTAAGAATCAGAAACTAAAGGTAATGTCTACTAAATACAAAGAAAGACTAAAAAAGATTCGTAAGGATTTAAGAAAGGTAGATGAAGATTACCATAACCGAGAACTAGAGTTAGAGAATTATAATTGGTTGATAAATGACCCTCTTGGTAACAATGGAATCAAGGCATATCTATTTGATTCATCCCTACATTTATTAAATCGTACTCTAGCTAGTTATTCAGAAGTATTAGGTTTTAGAATTGAGTTTAACATTGATCTTAATTCAACTAGAAAGGATTTTGTTACTCTTATAGAAAGGGATAATCACATTATTGATTATGATGAACTGTCAGGAGGTGAAAAGACTTTGGTAAATCTATGTATGGCTTTCGCAATGCACGAATCTTTAACTGCAAGTAAGGGTATTAATCTGGCATTCTTAGATGAAGTATTTGAATCTCTAAGTTCTGATAACATAGAATTGGTAATAAACCTAATAAAACACATATTCAACGGTAAATCATTATTTTTAATAACACATCATGACTCATTACCTTTATCAAATACTAAGATCCTGCAAGTAGAGAAAATCAAGGGCCTTAGTTATTATAAACCACTATGATCCATAAACAATACAATGAAATTATGGCAAATAGTAAAAAGAAAGGTTCAAGATTTGAACTCAAAGTCTCAAAATGGTTTACGGAATGGACTTCTTTCAAATTCGGCAGAACACCTTACTCTGGTGCAAATCATCAGAGTAGGGATTTGTCTTCGGATATTATGTGTCAGGATGAAAGACATGCCCACCGATGTAAAATCTCAGTAGAATGTAAAAACTACAAAGATATTAAATTTGAACATGTATTACTAGGTAATAAATCCTGTGATATATTAAAATTCTGGGAACAAGCAAGTAAAGATGCTAAAAGGGCAAAGAAGGTACCCATCTTATGTATGAGATACAATTCAATGCCTGCAAATGAGTTTTTCTTTGTAGTAGATTATAAACTCGGTAGTATTATAGCTCAGTACATTACTAAGTCCATGTATATTCAAGTTCCCGGTAATACTCTTATGGTATTCATGGCTAGTGAGGTATTAAAAGTACCATACAAGATGATTCACAAACAAGCTAAGTTAATCGTAAAAAACTCATAATATGAAAAAACGTATCCCATACTCCTATGTAATCTTC